CCACAATCATACCAAGGTGCACCTCCGGGGCCAAGGGTCTTTGGAGCTGTTGGTCCTCTCGCAAATGGAACATTTGCCAGAAGGCTTTCAGCATCGTCGACCGCCATCTGGAAGGTGGGCATTGATGCTCCCCTCCAGCGTCGGGCGAAGACCGAAACTCCTTTTCCTCCCCCTCTCCCATAAAGGAGACGGGTTATTACCTTGCGGTAACCTTTACCTGCTACGCGGCTCAGTGGAGCTTGGTACCCCAATGGAGTACACAAGCCGCTACCGCCAAGCTTGCGTGGTAAGACAGGGATGCCTAGCTTACGGAATCGTTCGCTAGAAGCGTCATGCAGACTTTTCTGCACCGCGTACACCTTCTTAGGAGAAAGTCCTTTCTCAAGAAGGGAATCTACGACAGCGCCCACCGCCAAGTCAACTTGGAGGTCGGGTTCTACGGAGGTCTTGCCTCCATCGCGGATTCCACCTTGAGGAAATACTAATCCTCTTAAGGGTATACACGGTTCTACTTCGAATGAAGTAAAATGACGCCCTGCATCAACCACCTTACCTGTGAAGGTTACCAGTTCTTCCAGGAAAACCCCCCTGCCCAAGCTGCTTTGGAAGTGCTTGCCCTTAGAAATCTTCCCCCCGCATTTCGCAACCAGCTGGTTGTATCTCTGGATACTACCACGCGAAGCGCAGATAATAGCATCGTCTCCACAAATGGAGGCGCGTACTTTTTCTCTACGCTGGCCAGGAAATGAGGGAGGAGGAGAACTTGCCTCTACATCATGCATCCAGAATAGGTGCATGACGCAGAGGAGGGCCCAGGTAGTTGGTAAACCCATGAGGATCCCGCGACTAGTTTTAACTGGTTCGGGAGAATCTGGGTACACCAAGTGCTGTGGGCCTGTGCAAGCCCGAAGCCCGACTTCCTCTTCTACTCTAAACTTCTTGGAGTCTAATAGTCCTTCAACTATAAACTTCACGAGGTCTAGAGGGAAGAGGTCGGTTGCTGCGGTCAGGTCTGATGACAGGATCTCACCCTTACTGCCTAGTAAGCGTCGAAGCGCAGCTTCATGATCCCCGGCCATCACGTTCCGGATTGCTGGGTCACGGCGTAAACCGTAACTCAGTCTTTCCCGAGCTAGATGTCCGAGGGTCACAGCTGCACCCATCGACTTGGTGACGATCCTGGCTTTCAAGCCTGGCTCTGCAACCACGCCAACCTGTCCGATTGGTTCTGGTGTCACTAGAATCTGATCGATACAATATTGGCGAAGTCGGAATTCGGCAGTGAGGTCAC